TTATTTGATTTCAATTTTGTCCCACTCCCTGCCTCTGTCATCACGATACTGTGATGCCATGGTGTCCGACTTATGCCCGAGAAGATGTTGAGCAAACTTATCGCTTATCTGCTTCTCATAGAGTCTTGCAGACAAACTGCGCAACTCGTGAAAGGTAGGCGGATCCCCTTCGAAGGAAAGACCTGATGCTTTTCGTGCGCGCATAAAATACCTTGATACTGTGCCGGATGAAAGCGGTTCGCGACGAGTAGATGCAATTATGGTTTCTCCGCCAAGAATCTCTTTGCATTTATCAAGTGTTTCCTTCATTGATATCCCGAGAGCATCAACATGCAATGTTGTTGGGATGGCAATTTTTACGCCTGTTTTGCTTTGCTCGACATAAAGATATCCATCTACGATATCAGACCACTTCATTTCGCATAAATCACCAACTCGTTGCCCGGTAACAACAGCCAGTTCCATTGCAAGTCTGAGCCAACATGGTGATGATTCTGCTGCTTGATAAATTTTCAGGTATTCGTCAGCCGTAAGTCTTGATCTCCTTACCTCTGATTTTGCTGCGCGAGTGGCAGCGACAGGGTTTGTTGTTATATGGCCTTCAGCTATTGCCTCTCGGAATGCATCGCTCAGTGTTGATCTGATTAACTTGGCTGACGCCGCCTTGCCCTCGTCTATGTATCCATTGAGCATTGCCGCAATTTCTTTTGTGGTGATGTCTTCAAGTGGAGCATCAGGCAGACCCCTCCTTATTGCTTTAATTTTGCTCATGTAATTTATGAGTGTCTTCTGCTTGATTCCTCTGCTGGCCAGGATTTTTTCGTAGCGATCAAGCCATGAATGTAACGTAACGGAATTATCACTGTTGATTCTCGCTGTCAGAGGCTTGTGTTTGTGTCCTGAAAATAACTCAATGTTGGCCTGTATAGCTTCAGTGATTGCGATTCGCCTGTCTCGGCCTAATCCAAACTCTTTACCCGTCCTTGGGTCCCTGTAGCAGTAATATCCATTGTTTCTTATATAAAGGTTAGGGGGTAAATCCCGGCGCTCATGACTTCGCCTTCTTCCCATTTCTGATCCTCTTCAAAAGGCTACCTGTTACTGGTCGATTTAAGTCAACCTTTACCGCTGATTCGTGGAACAGATATTCTCTTCCATCCTTAACCGGAGGAGGGAATATCCTGCATTCGCGCACCCATCGACGAACTGTTTCAAGGCTTCTTGGGCGTCGCTGGCGAGCGTTCCACTCCTGAAGTGTCAAGTACATCGCAAAGTCTCCGCAATTACACGCAAGAAAAAACCGCCATCAGGCGGCTTGGTGTTCTTTCAGTTCTTCAATTCGAATATTGGTTACGTCTGCATGTGCTATCTGCGCCCACAGCATCCAGTGGTCATAGCAGTCGCTGATGTTCTCGGCTTCGATAACTCTGTTGAATGGTTCTCCATTCTATTCACCTGTGACTCGGAAGTGCATTTATCATCTCCATAAAAAAACTCGCCGTAGCGAGTTCAGATAAAAGAAATCCTCGTCAGTGCGAGGATGCTGTTCATTGCTGCTATACACTTTTTTGCTCTCAACGTAAGCGGTAGCCCATTCTGTTGGGTTGGTGCAGTTGCTTTTAGGAAATGCTATTTACCCCTTAAATGTCGGCTGAAAGAGCTAAAATCCATGCAAAAAATTTACGCAATTTTGTGTATTATTGTGCAGTAAGTAATGAGCTATTTTCTGCGCAAAAAATGGATGGTAAATTTGTCCGGGTCAGGAAAAATTTTATGGGCGCTAAACATGAAAAAAGATTCGTATCCTTATTTGATTTGCATGACAGTTTCAGGGCTGATCTTTATTTTCCTTTTCTTCTGGTGGCGGGCAGATATCTACAGGGTCACGTTTCTTAATCAGAGTATATCCCACTATTACATTCTGTTTAGCATGGGAATAGCTTTTCTGTTATCTCTGTTTTGGGTTAAGAAGGGGATAGTAAAACAAAGCGGCTGGAAGAGTCTGTCAGCATACCTTAAGGTTTATGCAGGGATGTGCATATTTGCTGGATTTTTTCTGATTATACCCCTTACGACACTAACTTATTTTTTGCCTGGAGAGACATCGTCTTACGTTGCACCGTATCGGTATACTTCCGGTAGTTCAAAAAGTTGTTCTGGAGCTGAGGTGGATGACCCCGATCTACATGAGAATATTCGCATTTGCTATCCGTATGGCAATTATGAGTACGATAATATTATCTATGTTGAAAAGAAAATTAATATATTAGGTGCGGTAGTGACATATGCACAGACCGCGCGTGATGATACTGAATGATATAGTATATAGCGGGCAAGTTTTAGTTAATTTATCGAGGTAATATAATTTACCTCGACTCGTTTGTTCTGGTATTAATATTTCGCTTTACGACCGATTTTTATCTGATGATATCATGCGGTTTTCATATACTGACTTACTGTCTTTTCTCCGTTAGCGATTTTCTCCTGCTCAGCGATGATTTTATCTTTGGCTTCTAGTTAATTTCGCTCACTTCGAACCTCTCTGTTTACTGATAAGCTCCAGATCTTGCTGGCAACTGGCACAAGTCCGACAACCCTGAACGGCCAGTCGTCTTCGTTCATCTATCGGATCGCCACACTCACAACAATGAGTGGCAGATATAGCCTGGTGGTTCAGGCGGCGCATTTTTATTGCTGTGTTGCGCTGTAATTCTTCAATTTCTGATGCTGAATCAATTATGTCTGCCATCTTTCATTAATCCCTGAATTGTTGGTTAATACGCTTGAGGGTGAATGCGAATAATAAAAAAGGAGCCTGTAGCTCCCTGATGATTTTGCTTTTCATGTTCACCGTTCCTTAAAGACGCCGTTCAACATGCCGATCGCCAGGCTTAAATGAGTCGGTGTGAATCCCATCAGCGTTACCGTTTCGCGGTGCTTCTTTAGTACGCTACGGCAAATGTCATCGACGTTTTTATCCGGAAACTGCTGTCTGGCTTTTTTGATTTCAGAATTAGCCTGACGGGCAATGCTGCGAAGGGCGTTTTCTTGCTGAGGTGTCATTGAACAAGCCCCATGTCGGCAAGCATAAGCACACAGAATATGAAGCCCGCTGCCAGAAAAATGCATTCAGTGGTTGTCATACCTGGTCTCTCTCATCTGCTTCTGCTTTCGCCACCATCATTTCCAGCTTTTGTGAAAGGGATGCGGCTAACGTATGAAATTCTTCGTCTGTTTCTACTGGTATTGGCACAAACCTGACTCCAATTTGAGCGAGGCTATGTGCCATCTCGATACTCGTTCTTAATTCAACGGGAGATGCTTTGTGCATACAGCTCCCCGTTTATTATTTATCTCCTCAGCCAGCCGCTGGGCTTTCAGCGGATTTCGGATAACAGAAAGGCCGGGAAATACCCAGCCTCGCTTTGTAACGGAGTAGACGAAAGTGATCGCGCCTACCCGGATATTATCGTGAGGATGCTTCATTGCCATTGCTCCCCATATACAAAACCAATTTCAGCCAGTGCCTCGTCCATTTTTTCGATGAACTCCGGCACCATCTCGTCAAAACTCGCCATGTACTTTTCATTCCGCTCAACCACGACGTAATGCAGGCCTTCACGCTTCATGCGCGGGTCATAGTTGGCAAAGTACCAGGCATCTTTTCGCGTCACCCACATGCTGTACTGCACCTGGGCCATGTAAGCCGATTTTATTGCCTCGAAACCACCGAGCCGGAATTTCATGAAATCCCGGGAGGTAAACGGGCATTTCAGTTCAAGGCCGTTGCCGTCACTGCATAAACCATCGGGAGAGCAGGCGGTGCGCATATTTTCGTCGCGATAGATGATCGGGGATTCAGTAATATTCACGCCGGAAGTGAATTCAAACAGGGTTCTGGCGTCGTTCTCGTACTGTTTTCCCCAGGCCAGCGCCTTAGCATTAACTTCCGGAGCCACACCGGTGCAAACCTCAGCCAGCAGGGTGTGGAAGTAGGACATTTTCATGTCAGGCCACTTCTTTCCTGAGCGGGGCTTTGCTATCACGTTGTGAACTTCTGAAGCGGTGATGACGCCGAGCCGTAATTTGTGCCATGCATCATCCCCCTGTTCGACAACTCTCACGTCGATCCCGGTACGCTGCAGGATAATGTCCGGTGTCATGCTGCCACCTTCTGCTCAGTGGCTTTCTGTTTAAGGAATCCAAGAGCTTTCACTGCTTCGGCCTGTGTCAGTTCTGACGATGCGCGAATGTCGCGGCGAAATATCTGGGAACAGAGCGGCAATAAGTCGTCATCCCATGTTTTATCCAGGGCGATCAGCAGAGTGTTAATCTCCTGCATGGTTTCATCGTTAACCGGAGTGATGTCGCGTTCCGGCTGACGTTCTGCAGTGTATGCAGTATTTTCGACAATGCGCTCGGCTTCATCCTTGTCATAGATACCAGCAAATCCGAAGGCCAGACGGGCACACTGAATCATGGCTTTATGCCGTAACATCCGTTTGGGATGCGACTGCCACGGCCCCGTGATTTCTCTGCCTTCGCGGGTTTTGAATGGTTCGCGGCGGCATTCATCCATCCACTCGGTAACGCAGATCGGATGATTGCGGTCTTTGCGGTAAATCCGGCATGTGCAGGATTCGTTGTCCTGTTCAAAGTCCATGCCGTCAAACTGCTGGTTTTCGTTGATGATGCGGGACCAGCCATCAACGCCCACCACCGGAACGATGCCGTTCTGCTTATCAGGGAAGGCGTAAATTTCTTTCGTCCACGGATTAAGACCGTACTGGTTGGCGACGATCAGCAATGCGATGAACTGCGCATCGCTGGCATCACCTTTAAATGCCGTCTGGCGAAGAGTGGTGATCAGTTCCTGTGGGTCGACAGAATCCATGCCGACTCGTTCAGCCAGCTTCCCAGCCAGCGTTGCGAGTGCTGTACTCATCCGTTTTATACCTCTGAATCAATATCAACCTGGTGGTGAGCAATGGTTTCAACCATGTACCGGATGTGTTCTGCCATGCGCTCCTGAAACTCAACATCGTCATCAAACGCACGGGTAATGGCTTTTTTGCTGACCCCGTGGCGTTGCAAATGATCGATGCATAGCGATTCAAACAGGTGCTGGGGCAGGCCTTTTTCCATGTCGTCTGCCAGTTCTGCCTCTTTCTCTTCACGGGCGATCTGCTGGTAGTGACGCGCCCAGCTCTGAGCCTCAAGACGATCCTGAATGTAATAAGCGTTCATGGCTGAACTCCTGAAAATGGCTGTGAAAATATCGCCCGCGAAATGCCAGGCTGATTAGGAAAACAGGAAAGGGGATTAGTGATTCAGGCCGTTACCGCGTCCGTCGAGAAAAACTTCTACGAGCAAATCACGGGTATAAGTGCGCTCGATGCCGCGATGCAGATAAAGCCGTCCGCGTAAATTAGCTGATGCAGTCCAGGTACCATCTTTGTGTTTGACCAGCATTCCTGGCATGACCGCACCGCGATTAACGGTCTGCGTTCCGTAATGTTGATGAACCATAAAAACTCCTGCCCGTAAGCTGGGCTGCTGAACATATAGAGACTTCTGCGCGTATTCAGGCGGTGGATGGCCGCCGGTTGTCATAACTAAGCCGCCTCGTTGAAGCGACTGAGGTATAAAGTGTTGTGTTGATTTCAGCTGGTCACACCGACGTTCACGCGTCCGTTTCACCCCTCGCACTCCCCGAAGCCTGCTGAAATTCAAACTGCGGATCTAAGCGGTCATCGCAACGGTGAAACAGGTGGTTACCGTATCGTTGTGTCGTTGCGATGAATTTAATTTAAAACTATAGTTGTTTTATCGTCAACAACAAAAGTTGTTTTGTCGGTTGTTTTAAATATAACTGGTTGTATTTAGGATGGATTTATTTTGTGACTTGCATCGCATAGCGATAACTGAAGTGAGGTGTGGTGGTTTTTTGGACGGTATGAGTTATGAGGGGGAGGAAAAGAAAACCCGGCGCGGTTGCCGGGTATGATTATCAGTCAGCCCAACCTGATTTCGAGTTTATTTGGGTTTCTGACATTGTGTATTTCTTAATCGTGTCATCGTTAAAAAGAATAGTAAGTTCTTTTTTCGTACCGTTCGTTCCATTATGGAATAATCCATAGAATGGAATAAAAGTGGTGCCATTAACTTTTACTTTTGCAAAGGCGTACTTCCAGATCTCGTTTCCACTGTCAGTATATGAAACAGCATCAGGAGAACCAAAGTAAGATTTAACCTCATTCTTGGTTGTTTTACCTTCCTGAAGTTTAGACTGGACACTAATTTCAGTTTCATTTTTGAGTTGCTGGTTGCCTGAAGAAGCACACCCAGCCAATACAGATGCCATCATGGCAGCGATTAGGATTTTTCTCATTTTATGTTTCCATTCATTATAATCAGAAACATCTTAACATAATGATTCGAAATAAAAACCGCTACGAGATAGGGGGACATTTTGCTGACAGTAGCAACAAATCTCAGCTAACAACGAGAATATTTACTGAAATATGCAAACAGATTTGGCGTTCTTATAGAGAATTTAGTGCAATATCTAATCCGAGTGGTATAAACCTTAACCTTCGCTCCCTTAAGTCGTAGATAAATTAACCATGCTTCCTGTACGTCTGCGGCATGCTTCCAATGACCTTACCGAATATGAACACCCGGTTCATCTCGTCTTTCTCGATCGGGTCCCACGGCGAGTAGCTCTTGTTATCAGAGATAACCAGCAGCTTATCCTTCATCATTTGAAGACGTTTTACATGGGCAGTGTCGTCGTACAGAAACGCATAGATGCCATCACCGTCGAAAGATTTAACAGTGATATCAACGAACAGCAGGTCACCTGGTTCGATCGTCCCTGACATGCTGTCACCTCGCACGTTAATGATGCGGATATTTTCCGCCTTCCTGCCATCGAACATGTGACGAGCATCGTCAAACGAGTACTCAACCGAGCGTAGAACTTCTACAAACTCACGGTTGATTACACCTGGCCCGGCACTGACTTCTATATCAAGAACGTCAATTTTGAAGTATTTGGAATGGCTGACAGTTGATTGTATTGGTTGCACTGTACTGTCTGACATATTTCCAACGCCAGAAGATAACCATTCTGCGCGCACACCCAAAGCGTTCGCGATCTCCACGATTTTAGTTGTTTGGTTAGCTTTCCCTGTTTCGATTTTCTGAATAGCAGCCTGGCTAACCCCGACCAAATCCCCAAGCGCCTTTTGTGTAAGGCCTCGCGCTAATCTGGCTTCTTTAAGTCTTTCTGAGAGTGTTGTTTTCATAGATCAAATGTACAACCAAGGTTTTATTTCATCAAACGAAAATGGTTGTTGACTAAAAACAACCATAGTTTTAATCTTTATTCGGATTAACCACGGAGGTTGTTATGAACCCAGCAATCAAAACAGCGATCAATATCGTTGGTTCACAAAAGAAACTAGGCGATGCCTGCGAAGTTTCACAGCAGGCCGTCTATAAGTGGCTTCACAACAAAGCAAAGGTATCCCCTGAACATGTCGGCAGCATTGTTACGGCTACTGGTGGAGTTGTGAAGGCATACCAGATTCGCCCGGATCTTCCGAAGTTGTTTCCACACACCGAAAAGAACGCAGCTTAAATTTCCATTTCACGCTCTTTAACAATAAGCAATCAACTTAACAGTCAATTCAAACTAAAGGAGTCAATTATGCAACCACTTACATACCAACAGACTAGCGGATTTATTCCGACTGCGGTGATAAATCGTTCTCAAACAAAACAAGCTCCAGGCCACGAAAAAATCCGTGATGCCGTCCGCGCCTGGTCGGCTGTAGATAATCAGGATGTCGTTGCCGCACTCATTGTGAATGAGTATCGGGAGCAGGGCGACGGCACCATCGATTTCCCTGATGATGTCAGCCGTGCACGCCAGAAGCTGTTCCGCTTCCTCGATAACAAATTCGATTCTGAAAAATACCGAAATAACGTGCGTGAACTGACCCCGGCAATTCTGGCGGTACTACCGCTGGAATATCGCGGTTACCTGGTTGAGCAGGATAGCTTCATGACTCGGTTGGCTGAAATGGAAAAGGAACTCAGTGAGGCAAAACAGGCTGTCATTCTCAACGCACCACGCCACCAGAAACTGAAGGAAATGAGTGAAGGTATTGTGTCGATGTTTCGTGTGGACCCGGATCTGGCTGGTCCATTAATGGCGATGGTGACCACCATGCTGGGGGCAATATGACAGGTTCAGAAATGGCGAAAGTCGGTCTGCGGGAACAGAACCGACTTTCAGGTGCAAATCGTAACACACTCATTGCGGGAGGAATTATGGCAAACACTGCTGAGATATTCAATTTTCCAGTGCCGGATGCGGCACAAAAGGAGCCGCGCGTGGCAGATCTCGATGATGGTTATACGCGCATTGCAAATGAGTTGCTGGAAGCTGTGATGCTGGCCGGATTAACACAGCACCAGCTTCTGGTCTTCCTGGCTGTCATGCGCAAAACATATGGCTTTAATAAAAAACTGGATTGGGTGAGCAACGAGCAACTTTCCGAGTTGACCGGGATATTGCCGCACAAGTGTTCTGCTGCAAAAAGTGTTCTGGTAAAGCGTGGGATTTTTATTCAGAGCGGGCGGAATATCGGCATTAATAATGTGGTCAGTGAATGGTCAACATTACCCGAATCAGGTAAGAAAAATAAAGTTTACCTGAAAGAGGTAAATTTACCTGAATCAGGTAAGAAAAGTTTACCCAAATCAGGTAAAGGCACTTACCCGAATCAGGTAAACACAAAATACAAACTAACAAAAGACAATATAAAACCTTTTTCGTCCGAGAATTCTGGCGAATCCTCTGACCAACCAGAAAACGATCTTCCTGTGGAGAAACCAGATGCTGCAATTCAGAGCGGCAGCAGGTGGGGGACAGCAGAAGACCTGACCGCCGCAGAGTGGATGTTTGACATGGTGAAGACCATCGCGCCATCAGCCAGAAAACCGAATTTTGCAGGGTGGGCTAACGATATCCGCCTGATGCGTGAACGTGACGGCCGTAACCACCGCGACATGTGCGTGCTGTTCCGCTGGGCATGCCAGGACAACTTCTGGTCCGGTAACGTGCTAAGTCCGGCCAAACTCCGCGACAAGTGGACCCAACTCGAAATCAACCGTAACAAGCAACAGGCTGGCGTGATAGCCGGAAAATCAAAACTCGACCTGACAAACACTGACTGGATTTACGGGGTGGATTTATGAAAAACATCGCCGCACAGATGGTTAACTTTGACCGTGAGCAGATGCGCCGGATCGCCAACAACATGCCGGAACAGTACGACGAAAAGCCGCAGGTACAACAGGTAGCGCAGATCATCAATGGTGTGTTCAGCCAGTTACTGGCAACTTTCCCGGCGAGCCTGGCTAACCGGGACCAGAACGAACTGAACGAAATCCGCCGCCAGTGGGTTCTGGCTTTCCGGGAAAACGGGATCACCACGATGGAACAGGTTAACGCAGGAATGCGCGTAGCCCGTCGGCAGAATCGACCATTCCTGCCATCACCCGGGCAGTTTGTTGCCTGGTGCCGGGAAGAAGCATCCGTTACCGCCGGGCTGCCAAACGCCAGCGAGCTGGTTGATATGGTTTACGAGTATTGCCGGAAACGTGGCCTGTATCCAGATGCAGAGTCTTATCCGTGGAAATCAAACGCGCACTACTGGCTGGTTACCAACCTGTATCAGAACATGCGGGCCAATGCGCTGACTGATGCGGAATTACGGCGCAAGGCTGCCGATGAACTGGCCTGTATGACAGCGCGAATTAACCGTGGTGAGGCGATACCTGAACCAGTAAAACAACTTCCTGTCATGGGCGGGAGACCGCTTAATCGTGTTCAGGCTCTGGCGAAGATCGCAGAAATCAAAGCGAAGTTTGGGCTGAAAGGAGCAAGTGTATGACGGGCAAAGAGGCAATTATTCATTACCTGGGGACTCATAAGAACTTCTGTGCGCAGGACGTTGCCGCGGTAACAGGCGCAACCGTAACCAGCATAAATCAGGCTGCGGCTAAAATGGCGCGGTCAGGAATCCTGGTCGTTGATGGTAAGGTCTGGCGAACGGTGTATTACCGGTTCGCTACCAGAGAAGAACGGGAAGGAAAGGTGAGCACGAATCTGATTTTTAAGGAGTGTCGTCAAAGTGCCGCGATGAAGCGGGTGTTGGCTTTATATGGAAGAGAGTAGGTATGAGCAATTATTGTTACTAATTTTAGTTTTACGACATTCGTGATAACTAAATAATTGATGTGTGGAACTGAATTATAAAGGGGATGATGTTTTGGGAAATAAAGAAAATATCGATTGTAAGCACACAAGAAGCTCATGCTATAAAAACAAGCAGATGAAAGATGTTATTTATATTACATTGCCTAAACTCACTGAAGAAGAAGTAGAAATTTTTAAGGGACCAATGCATAAAGCATTGCTTGCAGGGATAAATGTTACAAAAAAGGCAGTTTCTGATGCCCTGCTAAACAAAGGGATAAAAGTTGAATTTAAATAGAGTAATTCAGTGGCAACAATAGCACTCATTTGTGAGTGCTATTGAAATTTATTAGAAAATAATGTTTGCTATATCCGAGATAGCATTTAAAGAACCTCTGTGGTCACTTCCTGTTTTAGGTAAAATATAGGAATATCGAGGGTCTTCATTATATGTTAACTTCCAGTGTTTTCCATCGCTTGACGCACTGAAACCTAAGTCCTTTAAATTTCTTTGTGTTGCGCTATCCATGCTTCTGTAACCTGTTAAAGTCCTTTTAAGTAATTGGCGGCGACTCTCGGTTTCTTTATTGTATTCATTATTGGCAATTAGGGATGATAAGATATGGTAGCTTCTACCAAATTCATTTTTATTTTTTATGGCAGTTTTTAGTGCGTCAATAATTATATTTTTGATTTCTCCATCAAAAAAATCAGTCTCTTCACCAGCATTAAGCACAATGCTTCCTTGGGCTGAAGCTTGTGATTGAAGAGTGCGTACTCTGTGCTCTAAAGAGGAGATCTTATGCTTAAGATCTTCTATTTGGTCATCTTTCGCAACATTATCGGCTTCGTAAAGCGCCATCAGTTCGCGTGTGTATTCTCCTCTTTCTTTGAGTGAGTTAATAGAGTCTTTCGTTTTTCTGGTTTGTATCTCACTCCATCCACTATCTGAGACAGGAGCCATTGTAGTCGTAGCTCTTACAACATCATCAAATAACTCATCTTCAAATTCTTTTGCGGTTTTCTCACCACGGCGATAAAAACTGATATTTTGACCCCGTGGCCAATAGATACCAACAGCACCAGCATAGGCATTTTTAGCATTTGTCTCATTTTTTAGCTTAATAGAAAATAGTCTATTGCTAGGCTCAATTAATACATGTGCTAATCCGCATACCTTTCTTGCAAGGCGTTCTGGGATGATATTGTGAGCATGTTCATTAAAAAAATACTTGGAGCTAACGTATATTATTGGTAGTCTGTTGTCAGTTTCACCATTTATAACTTTAGCTGCTATATTTAAATGTTCATCAGTATCATCTAAGGAATGAGGTTCGACTGACACCTTGAAAATATCATCAAGACCACCAGAAAATTTATCAATCAATCTCATAACAACTAATGGTTTCTTAGGTTGCGGGGCTAGATAAGCTGCATCTTGGCTTACAACGCTAGATTCCACCTGAATCCACATGGTATCAGTTTTGAGATTTTTATTAATTGAAATATCTGTTACCCATTTGTGTGGCTCAGATATTTTCGAATACCTAAAACAGCCTAAACTAGTATCTTTGTTTTTATAAGTTATTATATCAATTCTTTCATTTTTAGACTCTATGAAGTACTCCTCGCTTTTATAATCACATACTAATTGTGCTGGAATAAAAGTTGTATGTGGTGAGTCGTTTACCCAAGAAAAACATTCATTAAAGATCTCAGCTAGAGATGTGGAGTTTGAAACATAAAAACCAGTTGAGAAATATTTCATGAAATTTCCTTATTAAAAATGAGATTAATCTCATTGGCTATGATAATTGTTACCCTCCTTTGGATCTAGTGTTCATTTGACATAAGAACCTATTGATTCATCATAATCAACTCGCCATAATCATGTCATCGGAGCCTGAACAACTCCGGTGACTTCTGCGCTTTGAGGGGACTCAAAGTGCAAACGACAATCAGAACACCTTTCAACCAGTCACAGATGCAGAAATGCACCTGCGATATCTTGCATCCAACGTTTGACCTCTGCGGAGGTGAAGCGTGAACCTCCCACAAGATGGTATCAAATTGCATCGCGGTAACTTCACCGCTATCGGTCGGCAGATCCAGCCTTATCTGGAGGACGGCAAATGCTTTCGCATGGTGCTTAAACCGTGGCGCGAGAGACGCAGTCTTTCCCAGAATGCACTCAGCCACATGTGGTACAGCGAAATCAGTGAATACCTCATCAGCAAGGGTAAAACGTTCGCCACTCCAGCTTGGGTAAAAGATGCTCTCAAACACACATATCTCGGTTATGAAACCAAAGACCTGGTTGATGTCGTAACCGGTGATATCACCACTATCCAGTCGTTACGCCATACCTCCGATCTTGATACCGGAGAGATGTATGTCTTCCTGTGTAAGGTTGAAGCCTGGGCGGTGAATATTGGCTGCCACCTGACTATTCCGCAGAGCTGCGAGTTCCAGCTGCTCCGCGACAAGCAGGAGGCGTAATGGCTACACCGCTTATTCGTGTCATGAACGGACACATCTACAGAGTACCAGATCGTCGTAAGCGTAAACCGGAGCTGAAGCCTTCCGAAATACCAACACTGCTCGGATATACCGCCAGCCTGGTTGATAAAAAATGGTTGCGACTGGCAGCAAGGAGGAATCATGGCTGATTTGAGAAAAGCAGCGCGTAGTCGGGAATGCCAGGTAAGAATCCCTGGCGTATGTAATGGCAACCCTGAAACGTCTGTACTGGCACATATCCGGCTGACTGGATTGTGCGGCACCGGTACCAAACCGCCAGACCTGATTGCCACCATTGCATGTTCTGCCTGCCACGACGAAATCGACCGCCGCACACATTTTGTCGATGCTGCATATGCAAAAGAATGCGCGCTGGAAGGTATGGCGAGAACACAGGTTATCTGGCTGAAAGAGGGGGTTATTAAGGCGTGAATACCTACAGCATCACATTACCCTGGCCTCCGAGCAATAATCGCTATTACCGCCATAATCGCGGGCGCACGCACGTCAGCGCAGAGGGGCAGGCATACCGCGATAACGTCGCCCGAATCATTAAAAACGCAATGCTGGATATCGGCCTGGCTATGCCTGTGAAAATCCGCATTGAGTGCCACATGCCGGATCGCCGTCGCCGTGACCTGGATAATCTGCAAAAAGCCGCTTTTGACGCACTCACTAAAGCAGGTTTCTGGCTGGATGATGCTCAGGTCGTTGATTACCGCGTTGTGAAGATGCCTGTTACCAAAGGTGGGAGGCTGGAACTGACCATCACCGAAATGGGGAATGAATGATGTTTGAGTTTTATATGGCAGAACGTCTTCGCCACCGCTGGGGGCGTCTGCGCTTATATCGTTTCCCCGGTTCTGTTTTGACCGATTACCGAATACTGAAGAATTACGCCAAAACCCTGACAGGAGCAGGAGTATGAAGTCAGAGATAACAATCAACTAATACTGTTTTGTTGATTTTTGCTTGTAATTGGCGTTCTGGTCTGATTTTTGTGGAGTAAGTTGATGCGTGATATTCAGATGGTTCTTGAGCGTTGGGGAGCGTGGGCGGCTAATAATCATGAAGATGTGACCTGGTCGTCCATT